CCACCGGCTATGTTAGAACCTGAGATCGGCGGGCCGCCGCATCACACAAGGACACCCCGCTATGTGCCCCAGTTATCCCAGCGCCGTCAACTGTAAACACCTTTATGTTGAAAGGCCCCTGATTATGGATGGCCCCAATGAAAACGAGGTCCGCCTGTACGCCGCGCTGTCGGTCAGCGTGCTGGCCCTGGAGCTGATCGCCGACGCGACGCTGGACGATCCCCGGACCGCTGCCGCGACCGCCTTGGAGCATCTGCGCGAGCGCTATGCCGTGGACCTGCCCCGACGCTGACCAAATACGCAGTGACTTCGTATTTGCCGTCCGAAACCCGTCCGTAATCAAAACCCCAGCGACAGGTTCCGAACAGGGGTTACGAACAGTGTGCGGAAAAGATTTTTGATTTTCCGCACAGGTGTCCGAAAACGACCGTATTCGAACATCCCTCAGACGATATTGTGCATTGCACGATGGAAAGCGCGCATGCTGGAGGATGGACGCTCACCCCACGCTCGCCACCAGGACCCGCCGCGCGCTCCTGAACGACACCATGCGCCACCTGACCGACCTGAACCGGGGTCGCGGGGTTACTCTGCTGGTCTACGATCCCGCCCGCATGGCGCGTCTCAAAGCGGCTGGGCGAGTGCCTCGAACGCTGATGAAGGTTTGAAAATGCCTGACTGGATGGAGCCGCTCCGCATCGTCGCGGTATTTCTGATCTGGCTGACGTTCCCGGTGGTGTTGTGGTTGCTCCACCACCAGCGACGGCAGCATGCGGAGTGGCTGGCGCAGCACCGCGCCTGGGTCGAGGCGGAGCATGGCCGCATGATTCGGTGGAGAACCGATATGGACGCCGCCTCCAAGATGCGGGAGGAAGCCTATCACCTTCGCGCACAGGCGGAGGTGGCCTTAGCCCAGGCCCGGCAGCAGGCGCTGAAAAATCCCCGTCACGATTAAATGCCCCCGTCCTGAATAGGTGTATTGATTAGCCCCGAAGGCCCCCGCCGATCCGGTTTCGGCGAGGGTGCTTCCGCGCACCACGGGTTGGGCTACTCCGGCGACCACTGCGCAAGATCAGTCTGGCAGGGGACGGTTAAGTCTTCGTGCAAAGGTGGTAGACGCGAAACCGCAGACAGGGTTTCCGCCGGATAGAGCCGCACGCGCTCGGCGCGCCCGACCGAGCCAACGGCCAGCGGGGCGACGGCGGGGTAAAGCCTGACGTTCACAGCGAACTCCAAGGGGTAGCGAAGTAGCGGCACAGCGTTCCACGGATGCGCCGCCACCCCGGACTTCACCGCCGCCTTCCAAGAACGGTTGGTGAAATGCTCGTCTCTCCGAGCCGCCACGGCGGATGCTTCCGTCCTCGCCGAGCCTCGCCGCACCTTACGCCCCTGGATTTCTCCGGGTATTATCGGATGTTGGTCTGCTCAATCACAGTATTAGTCCGGCCCGCGCATTTCGACAAGCAGCAGGATGACCGCGACGATGAAGCAGGCTGCGATCGCCCAGAAGAACGGCCAGCGCGGGATCTGTAGGAGCGGCTCAAATACAGCATCGGCGGCCAGCCAGAGCATATCTCCGAGCAAGGCGATCAAACTGCTGAGAACGGCGAAGTGCATCTCATCCCGCCAGTTTTCCCGGCGGCACCCACTTCCGGGTCCTCAGCGTCAGCCGCAGTGTCTCCTGCGAGGTCCGCAGCCGGACGCCGTGCCGAATCAGGATGTCCCGGACCGCCGCTTGGCTGATCCGCGCGCGCAAGCTCAGCATGCCCTGGGTTTCCCCGGCGAGATACTGCGACACGATCTGGTCATCAGTGAGACGCTGGATTTTAAAGGTGCCCACGGTCACGCCGTCCCGTAATGGGCCAGCGTGAGCAGCTCCAGGCGTGCGGTGACAGCTTCAAGCTGGCGCGTCAGATCCTCGTTCAGCCGGCGTTGAGTATTCAACCTCTCGACCAACGCGCCGATCAGATCGTGCAACATCCCGCGCTCGTCGTCGGAGCAATCGTGCTGATAGCCCATTACTCGGGCACTGCCGGGGGAACCGGGTCCGTTGTCAGCACGCCGACCAGCCCGGATGACGCCATGCCGACAGCGATGATCGCTTCGGCAATGTCGGGGCGGACATAGACGCCAAGGGCCGAGCACAGCAGGAAAATGCCGCGCCACGTGCTGGGAGCCTGGAAATGCTGGATCAACTGACGCTTCGACACGGTCCCGGCTCCAATCCAAACGCCGGGGTCCTTCAGCGGGGCGTTAACCCCAGGCAGGCAAATTCCCACCGACCCCGGCTCCCCCAGGAATACCACTTCCGTGTGAACGGGAGATTAATCCAGGCTGAGGATCATCCGCCGGATTTCCTGGGCCATCCACAGCGGCACTTCCTGCGCGATCATCAGGAAGGCCCGGCCCGGCGCCCCGGGAACCTCCTCAATCATCTCCCCGTTCCGGACGGGCGGGGGCGGCTCCAGGTCCGCCACGGTGACCCCCAGCGCCTGCGCCAGCAGGTCCAGGTTCCGGGCGTCCGGGAAGACAAGGCCCCGCGTCCAGGCCGAAACACGGTCCCGGTGTTGCGCCGAACCGTCCGGTTTATAGCCCCAGATCTTCCGGGCAAGGTCCGATTTTGACAGGCGCCTGTCATCGAGCATCTCGGACAGCAGGCGCGCAAAAGCCAACTTCTGACTGATTGTTTTCTTTTTCATGCCCCCAGACTGGGAAACCTACAAAAAAGAGAACAGATTACTTTTTGGAGAGAATTAACTGCTCCAGGGTCGATCTCCCCTGTTTCAGGGCTGCCAGCAAATGGCAGGCGGGCGGGTACGCGGCGGTGATCAACTCCGCCTCGTCAATCCAGCGGTCGAGTGATCCCATGATACTCTGGACGATCAGGGCTCCTCCATTCCGGCCAGCCGCGTCAGGCTCACGCGGGCCTGTTCCATGTCCCGCGCCAGCGACAGCGCCCGGATTTTGTTCCCCGGCGTCGCATGATCGGCGATTTCCAATGCCCTGCTTTCCCAATTCGCTATGTTCTCCAGGACGGCCCGGATGATCCTCCGAGCCCGCTCATTCCTGAGCGGCACCCGGCGATTTATAGAACGAGTGGGCTCCGATGGTAGCTTGTAGCATCATCTTCTTCCTCCACTCTGGCGGGTTCTTCATTCTGCTTACGAAATAATGGTCACTGCCATTAACAGGGTCCGGCACCATGCCGCCCAATACTGATGTGGCGACATTTAGCGAAAGTAAAAAGGAGGGATTGCCCTCATCTACCGATGCGCAGACTTTGGCGTTCGGATCACCTTTTGACCAGCAGGTGAACTGGTGCGGAGCCTTGCAGACGCCGCTGATCGTGCTGGCGAAGCGGGGCGGTCCCTGGCGCGCCCGGTTCAGGATCACCCAGGCCACCGCTTCCATTCCGGCCCGCTTTTCGCCCCTGGCCTCCCCGAACAGAGTTCGGGCCAACACGTCCACGTCCCCGGCATGCAGCTTGATCATGCGCTCCGCTCCCTTCGCGGGATGACTGAAATGGAAGGCGAAACAGAGCAGCAGCGCGCCAAGCAGCCCGATCAGGTCCGCGACTAAGCCCAAAGGGCTTAGCGCGTTGCCGGCCCCAGCAGCCCGTACATCCGGCGCTGGGCGGCAGGGGCCAGATCGGGGGCCGTGGCATCGCGGGCCGGCGGTGCTATCAGGTGAGGGGCCAGCATCTTCATCAGCCACAGCGGGCTGAGGCGGGGGATTGCATCGGTCTGTTCCTCGACCACCGGAGCCCCGGCGAAAATGCTGCGCTCCAGTACCTCGGCCCCGCGCCCCGCCAGCGGCACCACCGGATGCCGCATCTCGTTGTACTGCTTCATCGACGGCAGGCTCATTTCAAAGGCCATGTCCCTGGCCCCGCGCATGTCGCGCCATTCCTGGAAGGTCCGGCTCCCATTTCTCATGCTCTGCAGCGGCGTCAGCAGCGCGGCCAGCTTCTCGCCCAGGCGCATGGTGCCCTTGCCGTTGAGGTTGCGCGCGGCAGCCTTGGTCGGCCCTGGCCGCGCCAGGGTTGCGCCGCTCTGTTCGATCGCGAAGCCGGCATCAACCAGGGATTCCAGCAGGCCGCGCTGGTGCTCGTCCGTCACCATCTCCAGCAGGCCGGCCCGCGCCTGGGGCCGTCCCGCCACGTCATTCGCGAACCGCAGCCCGGCATCGTAGCCGGTCCCGCCGCTGCCGTGCATGCCGCTGCCGCCGTGCGCGCCGCGCAGGGAGGTGTCCAGGTAGGCCCGTGTGTGGGCGTTCCAGGCGTCCAGTTCGCCGGCTTCCTCGAACGCTCGTCGAGCCGCCGCGACGGTCTCCGGCCCGCTGTCCGCCAGGGCACCGCCCAGC